GTTACTGGTTTTTTATAATGATCTCTTATCTTTTGTAAAACGTTTTCACATAGTAACTTTAACTTTTCAATCTGGTCTTCGTTAGGGTTATTATTAATACCCTTACGTTCAGCTGTTTGTGAAGCTGTAAGTTCTTTTAAACTAAAATTATTACTTAATTTCATTTTATCCTCTCGTTATTTTTAACACTTTCTCTATTTGTGCCTTGATAATTGGACCTCTGTTAGGCCAATGTATGTAAGGTTCTGTTGTCTTACTTAAATTGTATAGAAACGGTAATATTACTTTCTCTAACTCTTTGAATCTAGCTTTAGTATCTTCATCTGTTATTTCTTTAGTAATAGTATCCTTCTCTGCCACTATCTGCATTACTTCGTTCATCATGGACTTGATAGATGATACGTCTTGTTTGACCTTTGATATTTCTAAATTTGTACTTTCATTTGCTTTTGTGTCAACTACTGGTACTTCCTGTTTAGGTGGAGCCGCTACTGCTGTAACACCCCAATCATCTTGGAGGTCAAAACCTCTCATGTAATCTGGTAAATCTTTTGTCGCCATTATTTTTTCCCCTTTGCTTGTCTTTTTAGGTGTTTCTGTACAACTTGTCTTGTTGCAATTTCTTTAGATGATCGGCTTCTATATCTGTCTGCCAATGCACTAGTAGGGTGTGCCTCTGCTATACGTGATAGATTGTCTTTCCAACCACCATCGTTCTTCATATTGACACCCATTACACCACCTGATATATTTAGTACCTGTGGTACTTGTGTTATGTGCTTATTCTTCTTCATATAAGTCTCCATTTCTGCAATGGTCATCATTTCTGTAAATTCTTTTTTACTTTTTTTATTTCTAAATGTGTATATTGGCATTTGCAATTCCTATAATTCTATTAATTAACTCACCTAATCCATTTTGTCTCTGCATAGTAAGTAGTTCTTTTATGCCTAATGGTGTAAAACTATCTACAGTTAGATTAGCAACTTCCTCACACTTCTCACCATTAACTATATCAGTTACCAATTTAGCAGTACCTCTTGTTATATGAGACTCACCATCAGCATGGTATATCATACAACCATCTTTAGGGTCTTTCATACCAGTTATCCATAGTTTACTAGCACAACCATGTATTCTGTTTGTTTCTGTTTTCAACCATTCTGGTAATGGTTTAACTTCTTTTGCTTTGTCTACTAGATAGTGAAGTCGGTCATGTCCTTCTAACATATGTAAATCGCTACCTGTCTCTTTGATTTTATCTAGTATCATTTGTTTTTAAAATATTTATTTAATCTATCTGGTTCGTCTCTATGTTTGTTATCTGGATCCATACTATCTTTTTTATCTGTTATAACTGGCCATTGTCTTGACCACTTATCATTAAACTCAATCCACTTCTTGCCTTCTTCTTCCATGTCTGATAGTATTGCTCCTTCAGGACACTCTGGCTCACATACACCACAATCAATACATTCATCTGGATTGATCACTAACATGTTCTCTCCTTCATAGAAACAATCTACAGGACAGACCTCAACGCAATCAGTGTGTTTACACATGATACACTTATCATTAACACTGTACGCCACTATTATAGATTTTTAAGTGATGATAGTTTGTCTTCAGCAGTTGCTAAGATTTCTAACTTCTTCTCGGCAGTAACAACATAATCTATATGCTCTGCAACACCGATAGGTTTTTCCATAAACAAATTAATATCTGCTTTTGCCACTGCAATATCACCCTCTAGTTTTTTAATCAATGCTTCTTTTATCATTATTTACTTGCTCCTATGTAACCACCAATAACACCAATCAATCCTGTAACTGACATCTTCATCAATGTAATTACGCTTTCATCTACTGGTCTATTTTCTTCTAATGCTACCCAATAATCTCCTACAATAATAACACCAAGAAGTATTAAGACACCACTTGTTATTAGTAATATTATTATATCTCTAAAGTTTCTTATCATTTTTCTTTTCTCTCCTTTTAACATATTTAAAAAAGTCTTCATCTTGAAAGTATTCAGCAATATGGTTTGCTGGTACTTGATCACTTTTTATACAAACGTATAAATCAGAATATTCACTTTTTTTTATTTTTTTTCTTTTCATTTAAAATCCTACCATAGTTTGGCCAGCCAAATTTGTCTGGTGATTCACCAACAAATCTCCAACGAATAACTCCTGTATTAGGATTTCTTTCGTATATTTTAGCTTTCTCTTTCGCCATCTTTTAGTCCTTTTTTTAATATATCTTCTTCCGTTATAGTATATAGTCTTAACATACCTTTGTCTTTAGCAAGTCTTTCGTCTCTGTTTTGTTTACTCATCTGTCTAGAAATCTCCAGGTGGTCATTATTTATGTCCATATCCATGTATCGTGCTTCTCTTTCTTTTTTCTATTATATGTCTTTTTAGACTCTACAACTTTTGGTTTATATTTTGGTGTTCGTACTTCTTTAGCCATAGGATTAGACTTCTTACCAAATATCTCGTTCCACCTTTTCTCATAGGTAGCATTTGATACTCTGCTACGTCCATCTGTCCTAAATTTGTTTTTCGCCATCTTTAACTCCATTTTTATACCACTCTGGAATAACAGCAGGTGCTTTCCAGGTAGCAAATTCTCTTTTCTTCATTACATAATACTTTCTATAAGAACCAATCACATCGCCAGGTATTTTACATTCATCTGGCATAGCAGGTGTTGGGTCTGTTGCAATCTTATTTATAGGTATATTTTTAGGCGGTTGCCGTAATACTTCTTTGAGTTTACGTATAGTCATATGATCCTCTGTATGATTATAACGCATTTTAAATTCTTCATTAAGAGCAATCATATGTTTGTATAGCCAAGCATAGTGAAATACATTTGCCATTACCCACACTGTACTAGGGTGACCTGTATGACATGCTTTGTAAATTAAATCTTCTTTGTCTTCGTCTAGACGCCATCTTTGTATCTTATGACCGTTTTTAGTCCTGCCTGTATAGTGTTCGCCATCTAACATTCTATGTGCTGTAGATAACATCTGAGCAGACTCTATAATCATTTTACATACGTGCTTGTCACAAGACATTTTAGCAGCTATGTATGGATTTCTGTCTAGGTAAAATATATTCATGTTACCTCATTATATACGGACCAAACAAAATGGCAAGCAACAAAGCTGGTACAACTATAGTCATGGGCCAAAAGTTTAATAATTCTTTCCATGTTGGTACCTTTTCTTGTTTCTTATCCTTTTTAACTTCTTTTTTGATCTCTAACATCAAGTTCATTACAGGTTCACCTTTTTGAAAGTTAGGAAAACCCATATTGTTTAATAGATTAACTTGATTATAGACCTCTAGTAAGGTCTTTTTCTTTAGTGTTATTGTTACTGTTTTTTCCATATCTATATAGTATCACATCTGGCCCAAAAGGCAAGCGATTAGTGTATGTTTTTCTGATATAGGTCGCTTCTATTGAATTTAGTACACAATTTGGTAAATATACCAAACCAGAAGTCTTTAGACCACTCTGTAGTAGCACTTTTAGTTGCCTCCACAGCGTTGTTTATAAGTCTTTCTTGTTTTTCTGGAGTGTTACTGATTCGTTCTATGTATTGTCTCATCATATAATTATACCTCATTTATTTGTTTTTGTCAAGCCACTATTTACCTAAATTGGTGCCTTGTGATATTATTGTTCGTACCGCTGTAAAAGTAGGGTTATTCCAATCTAACGTCTTCTTACATTCTAGGTCTGATACACAGGTCGTTTTCATGCACCCACCCAAAGTCACGAGCAATAATATTAAAATACTAATTCTTATCATCTAAATTCACTATCTGGCTTAACTTCAACTTAATCTCATCTGGATTATCGCCAAGGTCTTTTACCACATTTTTATATTTTTTCAAGTTCTTATTTCTTTTCATTAATCTATTTAATTTTTGTTGTAAATTTTGTTGTTTATTAGACTTTGTTAATTGTTTCTTTAATCTCCATTGTCTCAATGATATGTTGGCTGCTATCAATAACAATACTGCTAATGGGTCAAATACAAATATTAATATCAGTATAACAATTCTAACTGCCTTGTCAATATTATCTTTTGCACTTTCACCATATATTAACTCTGCAACATACTTAATAGGACCAACCTCTGCCTCTATCTTATCTTGTGCTAATGATAGTGTTGCTTTCTTATCTGATAACTCTGCGATCTTATTACTTGCGTCTTCAATTGCATTGTTTAAAGCAGTTCTTTCTTCTTCTTGTTTTGCTCTTTCTTTTAAACCTCTAGTCACATATTCTTTATCAATGTAGACCTCTAATGCCTTGTCTAATAATGTTAACGTATTTTGTGATCTGTCTATAATAGTTTGTTGTCTTGAAATCTGGTCGGTAATTTGTTCTAGTTTTATATTATTACCAGATGTAGGTTTAACTTGATCAAGGTGTGCCTTTGATAAGAAACCAAAGATACCCATAGAGGTAATAAAAACTAATACAATGATTGCTGTAAACAAATACGTTTTTAACAATCTAGGTACATCACTTTGCCAATTATGGTACAACCATGAGGCTGCTACTAACTTACCTACTTCTAATGCCGTACCCATAGCAATAATTGGTACTACTGCACCGGCAAATAGTGTTGCAAGACCTATGATAGAATAACCAGCGGCTATTACAGATATAGATATCGCACTTAAAAATGTTAGTATAATTAGGAACATATTAGTGTTTGTAGTTTTCTCTTATCTTTTTAATGATACTTTTTACTTTCCAGAAATAGTCTTTATCACTGGCATATGAGTCAAGTGTTTCAACTAATTCTAAACTATCTGCACCTGTAGCTAATAGTTCTCTGTACTTCTCGTAAGCATGGTGATTACTTAAAGTATTTATATAGTGTAATACACCATCACACTCGTGTTGAAATACTTTAACTCCCCATTTTTTAGGATTGTTTGAAGGCAACATATGTGGTTCTTGTAGATTATAAGTTCTAATACCAAATAGGTTTTTACCAACTCTGGCAAATCTACTGTTACCCCAACCAGACTCTAGAGCTGCCTGTGCTAATAGTAAATCTTTATCTACCTTGTTAACTGTCTTGTCATAGAAATAGATATAATCTATACACTGATTAACGTTGTCTATAAATTGTTGATTGTTTGTATGTTCAAAGTTAGGTCTAGTCGGTAGACTCTCGTTAGCTTGTATCTTATAGAAGTGTAAAGTTGATACACAAAATAAAACTACAACTACGAACATTAAAGTTCTTACTATTGTTTTTACTACAATCATATTTTCCTCGCAACATAATCATAACCAGTCCACTCTTGTCCTTCCTCATCTACAAAACCTGGTAACTTCGTTTGTGTTAACGATAAACCATCTTTCATTTTAGCCACTTTAGAAAATATAACAGCTGCCTGTTTATCTGTAAAGTTATCATATACATCTTTAGCCCAATTGCCAGTATAGTATACTTTTGAAGTACCTATTACATTTGATGGTTTCTTTAATTCTTCTAGTTGTATTATTGCCTCGCCTATTCTACCTTTAAGGTAAGGGTCAAGTTCTTTCACTTTTCTTCTCATCATATTACTCATAATTATAAGTCCAATCCTACTTTGTTTAATTTACTTCGGTAACTATAAAATAAGGCGTTATGGTTACCAGTATCGCCCTCGTTGGCCATCTGGTGTAGATGAACCATTTCATGTGCTAACGTATTAGCAAATTCTTGTTTGTCTTCGTATGTCGGTAACATATGAAGCTCGTACTCTCTTGTACCTCGTCTTTCCCAATCATAAGTTATAACTTGACCAAGTGTTCTATTTCTCATCTGTTTAATATATACTTTATTAAACGGCGACAATTTGTTATCAAATACTAGTTCATTTATCATAATAAAATATCTTTTTATGTCAATATATTTTGTTTTATATTTCCTTTTAGATGATTTTTTGGTAAGGTCAGCAGTCAATAGCTTCTTTGTCTTTGTGTATTTTGTTGATCTTCTTAACAATTTTTTGTTCTCCTAATTTTAAGTTAATCATTATATACAATCTTTGTCAACTGCTTTAGTATCTTCAAGCAACTTGCATTTATATTCAAGGTCTGCTTTCAATCTCAACTCTGTCATAACAGAATCAAGTATGTATGGTAAATGTTTTTCTAAAATAGAAACCATTTCCAAAGCGTAAAGGTGTCCAAGTTTAGATAGTTCACCCTCCATAATAGACTTGTGATCTATCTCATTGTTCTTAATAGTCTCTGATATAACATGGCCAATAACTGCCTTGCTATAGTCATCTGCTTTAACTGAATTAGCAAAGGCGTTTAAACCTAACCAAAGTACAGCTAAAAATAGTATCGCTTTTTTCATAATGTAATATACCTTTCTTTTTATATATTTAGGATACCACAACCTGACATAAAAGTCAAGCAGAAAATAAATTTAAAAGCGTTGATTTATAAGGGTTTTTCAAGGGTACGTTGTGTCGCACCCTTAAAAATGTGAGGTTTTAAGATAGTAATTCTTTTAGAATCGACTTACCGTCTGATTTTACAAAGTCTGTTGTCCAGTTAAAAGTCTCTCTGACCATTTGTGCTGTTAAACCTTTGTACATGTTATTAATTTTCTTGTCTTTTATACCAATTAATACATCGGCGTCTTTCTCATGTAAAGACTCTAATAGACCTAGAAACATTTTCTCTCTGGTCATTTGTTTGGTTTCATTATCTGCACCTTTAACAAATCTCCATAGTTTCTTACTTGCATAAAACAGACTTGTATGCTCTGTACCTGCTGGAGCTTCATTTCTAATAAATGGTGGTGTACCATCTGGTAATGCAAACTCTATTTTAGGATCAAATGCAGCCTTAAGCAACTGTCTCATTGCTTGAGTGTCATGTTTTTTTAAGATTTCTATTTTTTTTGTTTTGTCTTTTGCATTGTTAATCAATGTAAAGATTTCGTGTACAGTAGGTTCTGTTGACCCACTGGTTCTGTTAGCGGCCATCATTGCTGATGATTGTTTTACTATAGCCATAATTTATTCTCCATATATGTGTTAGAAGTCATTCACTTGTTCAATTAATGTCTTCATTTTATTTTCTATAAAGTAATTTAATAGGAGCGACCTATCTTTAACTTTATAGTCTCTAAAAGTATTTATAATGCTTTTTTCTATGTTATCTGGTATTTGAGATAAGTCAATCAAAGTCTTATTTCTTTGATAGTTCTTCTTATATTCAGATTCTATTGTAGCATTTCTTTCAATATTTTTAAATTCTTCTAGTCTTTTCTTGTTGATAGGTTTCTGTCTGGCTCCCTCTTGTAGAAAGATATCATCTGGACTTAATATGTTTGGTACACCATCTGATCTATCACCTTTTATAATTTGTTCGTGTAAGAATTGTATAGGGTCAATTTGTTCACCAATATACCCTTTTAGTATAGGAGAAAATTGATACACATCTCCGTAGTGATGTAATTGAATAAAGTCTTTGTCACCTGACACGATCAAATACTTATCTTCTTCTCTTAACTTTATCATAGTAGCAATAATATCATCTGCTTCTGCGTTATCTACATGCATAACTACGTATGGAAAGTTATCAACTAATTCTTTTTTGATCTCTGCCATTATAGCAAAGATGTTATTCCAATCTGTATCTGAATCGGTTCTACCTTTTCGTCTACCGTGTTTGTAGTGTGGAAAGATTGCTCTTCTCCATGGATTTGAAGCGTCTGAACACAACACCATTTTACCATACTCGTCTCTAAATTTTAGATTAAAACCACGTAATGAATTTAATACCATACTTCTCACCATTTCCATGTTAGGTTTGACCTCTGCTTTGCCTCTGGTCTGCACCATTAAGTTAGATATTAATACTTGATTTAAATCTACTAGAATCATTCGTAATCACTCCAATGTTTTTCTTTGATTGTTTTACCTTTTTCTTTTGCTTTTAATCTTCTCTTTAATACTTTAATTCTGTATTTGATACCATCAATAGTTGTCCACATCCAGCCACAATCATGTGGTTCTATTTGTTTTTTAAACCATTTGTTGGTATCTTGTAATGTTTCAATTTGTTTTTTAAGTTGTGCTTTGCTTGACATAAATCTCCGTTGGTTGGTGTAGGTGGCGATTTCTCGCCACCATACTAACTATACTAGTTCTTGTAAGCGAATGGAGTTCCATAAAGCTTAGTAATACCGGCAGCTATAATAGCTTTTGAGGCAGTACCAACTCTGTATGAAGTACCTTTTGCTGTTTTGTTGATATAGATCATGTTACCTTGTGATCTTAATTTATCAACCATCGCTCTTGGCGATTTAAGGTCAAACTTGTTTCTTAGCACTGTCCAAGATACAGCTTCACCTTTGTTCAAAAGATTTAATACCTTTTGAGTCTTACTTAAAGATGGTCTACCTCTAAGCGCATTTTTAATTGAATTAAACATTGTTTAAGTCTCCTATATTATTATTAATTGCTATTTTACAACCTGCTGAGGCGATTACCGGAGTAATTCTGTAAATTCTATTTGTCATCATCATTACCTAGATCACTATCTGTTTCAAAAAACATACCAGCACCATTTGATAGGTCATCTAGTTCAGTTTTTATCTCTTTATTAAATGGTTTAGTTGTTGTGCCTGTCTCCATGACCTTACTGTAGTCTATGGTAGCCGATCTATGACCATTTTTCATTTGTTTAACTTCAACAATCTTATCAATCAATGAGTGTGATGTATGTTTCATACCAAAATCTCTGTATATTAAACCTCTCATAGAGTCAACAACCATGGCAAGGTCTTTTGTAAAATTAACCTTATCTGTTTTAATGCCTAGGTCTAAAAAACTGTTTATTAAATTCATAACTATATCGTCTACTTGGTGTTCAATAAATTGTTTTGTTTGTTTATACTTTAACTGCTCGTTAATCTTATTCTGTGCCTTTTGGTTTTCAGTATCTACGTTTCTTACAATTTTATTTGTAGGAAACTGTATTACATTATCTTTATCAGCCATTGTCTATTACTTCACCTTGAAAGTTTATCATACCTTTTTCAACAAAGTATTCTAACATCTGATTATAACCACCAATTAACTCATCGTCAATCTTAACTTGTGGCATAGACATAACTTTTTTACCTATGTCTTCAATTAGTTTACTAGGATCAGAACCAAAGTCTTTCTCTAAAGACTTTTCTGTGTATTCAAGGCCTAGTTTCTTAACCAAGTCTTTGGCCTTGCCACAAAATTGACAGTTTGATTTACTGTATATTACTATCTTCATTTTTTTCTTTCATTAAGTTGTCATAAGCTACATTAGCTTTCATCTTAACGTTATAAGAATCTACAGCTTCTTCAATAGTGAAATTATACATCTTGTTAAATTCACCCATTGGTAATCTTAAACCAATCCAAGCTCTGTAGTATCCGTTTTTAGTAATAGTAACATCTTTAGCAAAGATTTCATAACCTCTAACTGGTGTTTCTTTAATTAAGTTTACAATTGTAGACTCAACCTCTGATACAGTTGTCTTGTTATTGTTCTTTCCTAGTTCAGTAATGAATTGTTTACTAGACTTATTCATTTCGCCTTTGATAATGTCGGCTAACTCTGCCTTTGCTATCATCATACCTTTTTCTATTGCTAGATTTAAGTCTGGCGATACAGCAGTACCAACACCAAAGATACACATTTTATCTTTTAGTTTACCAAATCTTGGCGTATCACATGCTTTTGATTCAGAAAAATCAGACATATACCACTTCGGTACTTGATTTAACACTTTGCCTTTTTCTGACTTCATATTGTAAGTTGCTGAACAGTTAGCCATTAATAGGCCTGCCACACATACTCCAATAAGTTTACTTACTTTGTTTTTCATCATATATTATTTACCTCACTTTTTACAGTATATACTAGTTGACCAAGTTTGTCAAGCCCCATTTGAACATAGTCCAGAAACTCTCCAGCCGAGATACCAGTAATAATTACAAATAAAAGTGATAAAATGATCATATTTTTAATCATTATTTTACCTTCCATTCACCGTCCTTGTTAAGACATGTCTTTCCGAACGATTTAAAGACATGGTTTGGTCTACTATAAACTCTACAGTACTCTGGTGTAGAGATATCTCTATAGTAAAACTGAGCAAACAGTTCCCAATAACTTGGGCCGTCTACTTTTTTTCTACCATCAGCACACTCTAAAGTTTCCTCTTTAGTAATAGTGTTATCTGTTTCTTTTATGGTAATTTTTACATAACAATATTGATCAGCCGCCTTTTTCGGTTCTATAGTGGTGATCTTATTGTAATAAACTTTATCTTTTTCTTTTTCAACTCTTTCAATTTTATCTAATACCTCAATGGTCTTATTAACTGTATCTGATACTGTTACACTTTTTACAGGTACAATATTACCAGATAGATCAGCCGTTAAACCTACAACCTCTGCTCTTGCCATTTTAACCATTAACAATATTGATATTACTATGGTTGATAACAGAAAAAATCTAATCCAACTAAATCTCATTATTTAAGTTTCCCTACCATCGGTATCATTATACTTGAATCTCTAAAAACTTCACTGTTAAGTTTATGTACCGATATTGTTAAATAAACTAACATGCCAAATACTGCCAATGTAATTATATTTTTCACTTCACACTCCTTCTATGACTTTCTCTATTATTAACAAAGACTCTAACTAATCTTGATAATTCAACTTCTTCTATTTTTAAAGATTGTGGATTTTTAAATGTTACTATACAATCATTAACAGGCATTTTATCAAAGGTTTCTGCATTTCTCACAATTGCGTCAGCCGTGTTTTTTCGCCAATCGTGTGAGCTATATTCTTTTGACATTTTCATTCTCCTTATGACCAAGTTTTTTTAACGTATCATTTGTTTCATATAGTTCATCTTCGTGAGCCTGGTTGTGTTTCCACTCTAAAGATTCTTCTAAAATTCTTTTTCTTATTATAAGATTTTGTATTGTTGGATTATCTGTCATATTCACCTTTATCATTTGCTACAAGTTTACATTGTAATTGTATGTCTTCTATTAAAGCATTCACTTCAGCGTCTCTTTCAGGAGTTTTAGGCTGATTGTACTTAATATTATATAGATTGTCACTCACTTTTTTAATGCCATCAATCTTTTGACATAGTTCACTTATTTTATGTATCATTATTTTAACTCCACCCAACGACCATCTGGTAACTGACAAGTAGTACCAAATACCGTATTTCTATTTACACCACCAACACCGATCAACGGCCATTGACTTGTTATGTCCACTGTAGCGTCATAATCTTTACACTTGAAACCTGCTTCTATGTACGACTTGGTCACTTTTATGATACCAGAATTACCTGTCTTCTTATTGTACCAATTAGTGTAACTTGACCCTATTGGACCATTATTTAAATGATCTACGAATACTGCGTTGTGTACATCGTAATCTGAATTATACATAATTTCTGCACCGGCAAACGCACCTACAACAGCACAGGCGCCTATAGCGTATGGATCTGAAACACCCATACTCACACATGCACCAGTTGTGGTAGTTGAACCTAACACAGCACCAACTTGTGATCTATTTGTAGAGGCACAGTTGGTTAGTGTTAAACCGATTAAGATAATTAGTATAGTTCTCATTAGTCTTTTTTCTTAAACATTGTCCAAGGCCATTTTGTTTTTGCCTCAGCCCAAACTTTAGTTTGATAGTCTTTTGTTTTCTCAACTTCACTACCAATAAAATTCACAAGTTTACCTGGTGTTTCTGCAATTGCATTACCAAACTCTTGTGGCGTAATTGTTTTTTTCTCATCACTTTTGGCCATTGTCATTGTCATCAATACACAAATGGTTAACATCATCATAGTCTTCATACTTTACGTCCCATAGTTTTGAAATCGGAAGAATCTACAACCTGATATGTTCCCTTATTGTAACCGATCCCTATTGTTTTACCAGCAGGCAAAGTAACTTTAGGAGTACTACGTTTAGTACAACTGCCTGAAATCTTATCACTCGTTGGTAACGAGTTCATCTTGATACCATTAATATCTAAAGTATAGTCTGGCATTTTTTTAGTACCATGCACTAACTTGATATTAACTGGTCTATATCTTTCTTTGATCTTCTTCACTATTCTTCTTTGTTAAGGTTTGCTTCTGATTCTAAATGTTCTTTGGCTTTCTTCTCTGCATAAGTCATGCCGAATCCTACTTGATAAAAAGTATCTCTAGGGTTGGTAGTCTTATATGCATTCTCTAAAGCGTCAAAATTAATATCAACGTTTTCATAATAAGAAGGATTTGATATTTTAAGTTCTTTGTGATCTACACAAAATTTGACTCTATTAGTAAAGTAGTCGTTTTCTGCACTATCTAAATCAGTATGTTGTGATAATGCAATATCTTTGTCTTTTGCAATCTTAAACTCTTTGTATAAATTGTCTGTATCGTATCTAAATGACATATAGTATATCCTTTTGTTAGTTATTTGACTTTATCCTACCATACTTTTTAATAAATGTCAAGCCATTAAAAAGTGTTGATTTCATTGATTTATTTGCCTGTACCAGCTGTTAAACCGTTACTTTTATCATTTTTTAAGTACTCATCAATGGCGTCTATATCTGATTCGTACTCTTTAATCTTACTGTCTATTAGATCAGTAGTTGTAGGACATTTACTACCTAAAGATACCTTAATTTCTTTAAGGTCTTCTAGTGGTCTGTCCAAATCATGCATTAGTGACATATTATTTACCTCTCTGTAAGTCTGAATTTAATTCTAATTGCACATCTACCTCATGTGGTATATCCACATCATCGGTCATCCATGAATTATCTTCAACATATTCATTTTTTTTAACTACTTCGGCAATCTGACTAAAATAACACCAGTTAGAACCAAAAGTAATTGCACCTGTATAATTTAACTCTGTATCATACTCTTTAGCATTCACTCCTAACTCACCGGCGATATCGTTCTTATCGGTAGCAATACCAATATTAGTTATCTCACCCTCTCTTCCTTTTTCGTCTTTTACTGTATCTCCTAATTTAATTATCATTAGTGTTCTCCTTTTCATTGTTTTGTCTATTTTTAGCTTCATCAACCATTTCAGACCATGAAATAGAAGATGTTTTATCTTCGCTACTCATCAATAAAACTATATAATGAATAGCCTTTAGTAAATCTTTTCTGTTTTTACCGTCTTTTTTACCATATCTGCAAAGATACTTAATGGCATTAGCTTGGCAAAAATCTTTATCAATATCTAATTGTCTCAACATATCTTGTACCTGGAAACCGTCTTCGGTTGTACTATAGTGTTGTCCGTATGTTGATTTAATATATTCGTCTATCTCTTTTACAATCTTGTCTTCACCGTATTTCATTAGCTTGCCTCTCTGTTTAAATTCTTGTATGTATATTTTTCTGTTAGTTTTGGATCATAATCTTTCTTAAAGAATTGTCTACCGTTCCACAATTGACCATAATCATTAAATAATGAGTTGTCTCTACCAACTGTCTCCTCACCAAATACATCTTGATAAGTTGAATAGTAATCATCGCCATGTATAATCTTAACTGTAGTATTTCCACAAAAATTACTAGCAGTTTCAGTAAAGTTGCTGTCACAATACTTTCTAACTTTTTCTTTGAAAGTATTTAAAGTCTTTAGATGTTTCATTGGTACATTTCTGAATACTGTATTATAAATGTAAAAAAACTCATCACACCTCTCATCTGAATCTTGGTATTCTCTACCATATACTAAACTAATAACTTTACTTTTACTCATTATGCAGCCTCCAACATTGACATTGATACTCTATAAATTCTACCATTTAAATCAACTAAACATTTTGTAGACATTATTTTTGTAATAACACCTAGTGTTTTTTTAGTCTTTTGTACTACGTTAACTTGTGTACCAACTTTAAATTCTCTCTTGATCTTGTTTTGTACAAGAGTGTCAATTAAAACTTTTGTATCTTGTAATTGAGTAATTGATAACTCGTTTAAATCTTTGATTGTAATCATTATGATAACTCCGCCATTAAAACTTCATCAACATTGTCAGCATTAATACCAACTAGATCAAGATTATCAATATTCATAATCTCTGCTTTTGCTTGATCATTATTAATCAATGATTTTTTAAGTTTTGCGATAACAGTATCTACTGCTTTTTCAGCTGTATCTTCAGCCCATTGTTTTACTTTTGACATAGTGTTATATCCTTTTTGTTAGTGTTTATATTAGTAATCCTATCATAAAAAAATACATTTGGCAACAAGTCTTTTGTAAGATTTGTTTTTATTAGTATCTTTTTTGTTTTCATATCATTATCCTATCATACTGACCAAGGAAGTCAAGCGTTATTTTTTTGTTGTGGGATAAGGGTTTTAGATATAAGATGTTCTGGTTCTGTTCTATTTCCAGTTATCTTGTACCCATTTCTTCGTTGATTCGTGTGGATTTGGTTGGCCATGAAACACACATACTTTAGCATTCGGTTTCTGGTCAAATGTCCACTGCGATTTCTCTATTCTGGGGGCCTCTCGGGAGAACCACTTGTATGAAAATGTCCACTCGTCTGGCATTACTTTACAATGTGGAGTTGATTTGATAAAATGGCTCATAACTTGTTGATCACCATGGTTTCTCATCATATTAGTTTCATCTTTTTTAAATGATGTCCATATATGTTCAGCTGTAATATTGTTGAATTTCATAATACTTGAATTGTACACACCACTGGCAGTATTAAAATCATTTATAACACCAAAGGTGTCCTCTTTACCAAACAATACCATATCATCTATGTTGTCTAGTATCACTACATCTAAATCAAAGTATAAACATGTACCTTTTAAGTTGGCTTCTGGACTGAATAGAGTTAGTTTGTTCCACCACCCATCGTAATTCGTGAAAGGCAGTTTTCTGGTCTGGTAATTAGGTATCTGGTTATTTCTAAAATCATAATTTTCGTGAGCGAAGGTCTGGATGTGATCGGTGTAAACTATAAAGTTAAATGGTATAGAAAGGTTTCTTTTTACCATGTTGTATAGTTTACTTACATAATCAGGACTATACTTGTTTCCCCAATATACACAAACTATGTTAACCAATTCCATATCGCTCTCACTGCTATAATTAAGTACATAAACTCCATTAATGCTCTAGGTATATCTTTATCTTTCCAACCCATGTAAATCCAAATACTACAACTTGATATTGCAATTGACCACCCCAACCATTGAGTATCGGGATTGGCATTGCTAAGTATCCATGCACCAGCCATGGCTAATAAAAAACCTAACCATCTCCAGCCATCTATTCTTTTATAGTATCTTATTTTCATGTAGATGTTTTAAAAATTCCTCTGCTAATTTCTCGTGACCTTGTTTATTAGGGTGTACATCTTCATCTGATATTTTATCTTGTCTTTTTAAACAATTACTCAATGTCCATGATTTTTGATTCCAATATGTGTTATTTATTACACAACCTGGCCAACCTAAAAAATTTGTATTCATCAACTCATTGTAACCTGTAGCAGCCAGACATTCTTTCATTTCAGTTTCCCAATATTGTCTATCTTTACCTAACTCATCTATTTTAAAATGTACATATGCTCTCCATAAAGATATCATTTGAAATTGTACATATGGTAATTTAAGTTGTTTGCATAAATTTTGATATGCATATTGATATCTTACAGATTTTAAAAGCCAATAGTAAAGATCACCTTTATCATCCCAATTTGTATTTGTCCACATGTCTCGTTTTTGTGTACGAGATACTAATTTTCTTTCTGACCAATCACGTCTATGACCTTGTGACCAAGCAGCTACCACTAAACCTATATCCGGTTTATGATAAGTCATTCCTTTTCTAACTGCATATGGTTGAGTTAAATAATCTGATATACTACTATAGATTTTTTCATTACCTGCACCACTATCTGCTAAGTTTACACAATCCATATCTAGTTCTTTTGCAACTAGTTCAGGCCATTTAGGCCAATCACAATTCATTTCTGGGTGAAAAGTTGAACGCATATTAGGATCCGTAAAACTACAACCACTAACTAATAATATTTTTTTCATAACAACTTTCCTAATAATTTAAGTCCGTATAATATACCTACAGCAGATAGAACACCTGTAATACCTTGGTCTATCCACCCTAAAGTTGCACCTGCAATCAACAAAGCATAAAATACATATGTCTTCCAGTTCCAAACATAATAAAACCAACCGTGTTCTTCTTTTGTTGGTCCAAAATCTAATTTAGGTTTCTTATTCTTCATATTACAAATACTTTCTTTGATTGATTACTTATAATATTAAATGCTGTACCATTTTCTATCTCTTTCAATGTGAATTGATTATTTGCTAATAGTTTTAACCATTCGTTTACATTATCTATAGTAGGTTTCAAAGGGTCATTTATAAACTCCATATATCTTGTTGATACTGGCCATGCAACGTTTCTTGTGTCACATATTACAGGTACACCCTCCAGTACTGCGTCAACAGCTGCTAAACTCATATTAGTAACCAAACAGTGAGCACCCTCTAGGTCGTCTTGGATTGGTTTTCCCCACCACTCATTATCTGGTCTAGGTTTATTTCTAATTCTTATATCTCTATTGGTATACTTTTTTATTTGATCAACAACACTGTCTATCCAATCTCCTTGTGTCATACCATTGTGTTTGTAAGTTACTGTTTCAGAGGAAGGACAAACTAGTATATGATCTCCTTCTCCTTGATTCCAATTCTCAAAAATACTTTTAATACCTTTTTTATCTAATTGTTTTATTCTATCACCACCACCTCTTTTAGAACCTGTTAGTGTATGTATTCCACCTTTTACAATTCTAAAATAAGTTTTATCGTAATCGTTTATTGTAGGTGAAGGATATCTTGTAATTTGTTCAGTTAAATAACCTGTATCAACATAGTACCATTCTTGTTTATTCTTTTCTAATTCTGTTATCTTTGCTACATTATCTCCACCTAATCCCCAAAAGAAATGGGTATCTAAACTAGGATGTGGCCAACCTTTTTCAAAACTAGGCCAAATTTCATGTGATAGACAATCAACTCTTTGCATTCTATGTGTATAAATCATAATAGTCTTTTGTGTACCTCACCTGTATTTATTTCACTCATTTTCCATTGTGTGTATGCTGTATTGTATAACCATTGTGTTCTATTAATCTCTGGCATTACCTCGTTTTCTAATACATGCAATGAGTGAAAAGAAACTGGCCATGCGTGTGATGTTTCTGATAGTGTAATAGTAGGCACACCCTCACACACTGTTTCTACCAAACTATTACTTGAATATGAAATGGCTACTCTAGCATGATCTAGGTCTTTGTATAAGTCTTTACTACTAGATTTATTAAATTCTTGACCAACATTTTTACTAAAAAGAATTGTGTTTCTTACAGGTAGTTTTAATAGTGTTCTTAAATACTTTAAAGGAAATCTAGGGTGTACTCTAATCATAATATCTTCAGCACTATACTTTGATATTTCCATAATAGTATGTCTTATCCAATTTTCATAGTCATTGGTATATCTACAAAGATCATTTAAACTAGTATCTTTCGGATTTTGTAATAGTAATAAAATATAATCACCATTTTTCTTCCAAGGTTTTATTTCTATATTTTGTTCTTTCTGTATTTGTAACCACCTATCAGATTTACAATTACTATTATTAAAGTAACCTTTATTGTAAGTATAACAATTTTTACCAACTCTATAGTAGTAATCTGGTTTTTGTATATTTAAATTTTGTCTAAATGTTGCTTGTTCTATAACTAGAGTAGGTTTCTTTTGTTTTATTATCCAATTATATCTATCAGCATTAACTGTTTTCATAACACCTAATATGTTTGTTTGAATATATGCGTCTGCTTTATGATTATCTCTATCTGACCATTCTATTAATTTAAAATCTTCATGTGTGGGAAAAACATAATGATTGTTTTCATTAAAAGGTCCTTTGATACCTATGATCATAAGTTTACCTTTGTTGTTTCTTTATACAACTTATGCCATTCGTCTGAATAATCTTGATCTCTAAACTCTTTGTACCAAGGACCACCAAGTGTCCAATGTACGTTTTTTGCGTCTTTATTATATTCATATTCACTTACTAACCAATTCCACTCTAATGGTAGAGGACCTATCAATTCTTCTCTTAATACCCATTTAAACTGGTGTAGATCAAGTCCACTGACTGTATTTACAAAATCTGGTGTTAGTTGTGTACATTGTGAGTTATTGAAAAGCATTAAGCTAGACCAGTTCTTTTTAGGAAATGCCTGGTTTTTGGCGCCTCTGAATTTTATATCTTGTTTAGGTGTATAATCATGTTTACAACACATAACAGAATATTTGGCTAGTTCACCCCATGGTGAGTAAAAACATCTTTTCCACAACTCTGCAATATCAGTTCTAAACATCATATCACAATCCATATAGATAGACCAACCTTTATACTTTGATATATAAGGTACTAAAAATCTACTAAATGAAAAATCTGTTGATTGATTTGATTCTCTTTTTCTTGTGAATTTTGGTATATTATTTAAACTTAATGGTGTTATACGTACAGGTTGGCTAGAAAACTTTCTAATACTTTCAGATAGTGTGTGATAGGCTATCTTTTCGCCCTCATCATACCCTATATAGATATCAATCATAATCTACTTTCTTTACTTTTACCTGTTTTCTTTCTAGACCCTTTTGTATGATCGTATATATTACCTAATATTGATCTTGCTTGTACATGGCCAACTCTTCCATCTCCTATGTCATAGTTCTCTATGCCATAATCTTCTTCAAATTTAGTTCTAACTATATCAAATATAAATGAATCGTGTTGTTCATCTTCTTTAAATAATAAGTTATCATCATACATCTTTCTCATATCTATGGCAAATTGTTTTATAAAATTATGTTTCATATTGAAATACATAAAACCACATTCACTATAAGTTGGTCTTTCTAGATAAGTTATCATACAATCTTCTCTATGTAAATGTTTTTTTACCCATGCCTCATCAATCTTTTTATAAAATACACTGTCTGCGTCTATGAATATAAGACCATCACAATCTCTTGTCGTTAAGATTGCCTGTGTATATGCATATACTTTATAACTAAATCTTACTGCGTCTTTTTGAAAACTTAAAGGTATATCTACTTTGTTTCTATCTACAAATTTTTTAAGAGTTGGTATCTCGTCATACATACCCTCATCTTCATTGTATATTTCTAATTCAAATGGCCAATTATAAGTAGATTGAAATCTATGAGCATATTCTTTAAATAGTTTATTATTCCAGGTACTAACTACTTTTATTTTCATGTCCTACCTTTTGTATATAATAACTATCAACAATATCGGATAAAGGATTACCACACTTTGGTGTATCCAATATTTGCTTTAAATCTATTTTGGTATCTTTTAGAAAGGATTCGTACATCATGTCTTTGTCTGCGTTTCCTTTTCCTGTTGCGCCTTTTTTAACAACACTCGGTACAACTGTATTGTAATTAAGACCCTCATAAAGTATCCTGTATTTGAGGATGCCACAATTTTCAGCAATTTGAAAAAGACCCTGGCCTTTAGAACCGTATGAATAGCCTTCAATATAAATTTCTTTAGGAGTATTAATGGGAGTGAGTATATCAAATACAAAATCTGAAATATAAGTAAATCTTTCAATAGGGTCCTTCCATTCTTTGTGTTCATAACCAATTATATTATCACTTTGTTTTCCTATCCACTTTTTTTTAGTAGTTAGGTAATAAAAATTTAGTTGGCCATCATTTATACAGACAGCCGGACTTGTTAAACTATAATCAATTCCAACTCTCGTGTTCGGCTTCGTCTGGTACTTCACTGTCATGTTCTTCTTCTACCTCATATCCACAAAAGGGACATGTTAAAGGAGGCAAATCATATTTGTCCTCGTCCCATTCTATAGTATATTTAGTATGGCAATTGGAACAGTGTTTTGAGACTTTATCCATTACAGTTTGAATTTTTTAAATTGATTTTTAGTAACGTCTTGTTTTATACCACCAACTACATAAGATTCAATTTCTGTTTCTTGTGGTGCATTTTGAGCTGATCTACTATTTAACCAGTGTTCCATCCACGGTAATGGATTAGTTTTCTGATCATAAGCAGGCGTTAGACCTATCGTTTTCATACGTCTATTCGCCATGTATTCTACAAATTGGTGTAATAATTTTTCTGATAGACCAATCATAGAACCTTTGCTGAACAAATAAGTTGCCCAACGTTTCTCATCGTTTACAGCTTGGTCATACATTTTGTAAACTTCTTTTTCGCTTTCTTTAATAATTTTCGTAAAGTCTTTATCATTTTCATAGTCTCTCCAATTGTTAATTATTCTTTGTGACATTGCTAAGTGTTGGCTTTCGTCTCTTGCGATGAAAGATATAATCTTAGCAGAGCCTTCTAGTTTTTTTAATTCACCAAATGCAAATGAACAAGCAAATGATACATAGAATCTTAAACCCTCTAGTATGTTAACTGATACCATTGCAAGGTACATTTTCTTTTTAAGTTCATATAGATCAACTTTGTCTGGTGATAGTGTCCATTCATATCCTTTTTTAATTAGATCATCATAAGTTTTAGTTACAGAGGCTGCTCGTTCCTCAATTTTTTTATCTTCTAAAATCATATCAAACACGTCTGACGGATTTGAATATAAATTTTTGATTATGTATGTGTAACTTCTACTGTGAATTGTTTCCATAAAGTCCCATACTATTATGGCACCCTCTAATTCTGGAAGTGATACGAAAGGTAAAAATGCTAAACATGGACCTCTTCCTTGTACACTGTCTAACATAGTTTGGTATTTTAGATTACTAGTGAAGATAAACTTTTGGCCTTCGGATAAATCCAAATAGTCGTTTCTATCTTTCTGTAAAGATATTTCTTCAGGTCTCCAAAAATAACCAAGTTGTTGTTGAGTAAGTTTATCAAAGATAGGATATTTAAAAGTATCATACCTTTGTACAGATAAATCTTTACCAAAAAACATTGATTGTTTTGTTGGATTTATTCCTTTTTCTTTGTTAAAAACTGATTTACTCATAATTCTTTTTATTTATTAATTTATATTGTGCAACTATCACAATTCTCCTCGTCTTCTTGTGGAGTTTCTGGTGTAATAGGTGTATCGTAATCTATGGAGTGTTTAGGCTCTTCAATGTCTTTTTTACTATCATATGTATTTTGATAGTAAGATGTTTTCCAACCGTATTTATACGTTGTTAACAAGTCTTGTGCCATAACAGATACAGGTACTTGATTGTCTTCGTAATTATCTGGATTATATGACCAGTTACCTGATATAGCTTGATCAAAGTACTTTTGCATTACTGCAACTACATTTATATATCCCTCATTATTAGGCATATCCCATAATAAAGTATAAAAATTTTTTAATTTGTTATATTCTGGTACTATCTGTTTTAATGTGCCTTTCTTACTTTTCTTAACTGATAAGTGGTCTCTAGGTGGTTCAATGCCGTTTGTAGCATTTGAAACCACACTAGAAGACTCGGAAGGCATTTGGGCTGATAGAGTACTATGTCTTAGCCCAAATTCTTTAATGTCTGCTCGTAATTTGTCCCATTTCATTGATAGTTTACGATTTACTAATTCGTCTACTTCTTTTTTGTATGTATCTATTGGTAATATGCCGTCTGCATATTTTGTTCTATGAAATAAATCACACTGACCTTTTTCTTGTGCAATCTCATTACTAGATTTTAATAGATAATATTGAAATGCCTCTGATAGTTTATCTACTTCTTTCCAGGCACCTTTTTGCTCGTATTTGTAACCTGTTTTTGCTAGATAGTGTGCAAGACCAATATAACCTACACCTAATGATCTTCTTGCTTTTGTAGATATCTCAGCGGCTTTTACTGGATATTGTTGATGGTCTATAATTTCTTCTAATGCTCTTACTGTAAGATCGCATAGTTCTTCCAGTTCATCTAGGTCGTTTAGTTTACCTACATTAATTGCTGATAGAATACACAAAGCAATCTCTCCTGGACCGTCTATATGCTGTATAGGAGTGGTAGGGAGTGTGATCTCTTGACAAAGATTACTCATTGTAATAGTATCTTTAAATGAGGAGTGAGTATTACAGTGGTCAATATTCATAATATAGATACGACCTGTTTCTGCTCTTTCTTTTAAAAGATCAAAGAATAAATCTTGTGCATTTATCTTTTTCTTATTAATACTCAATTTTCTTTCTGCTTTTAAATATAGATCATCAAAATTTGGTGTTCCCCATGCCTCATATAATTCAGGCACTTCATGTGGAGAGAACAACGTTATTTGTTCTTCGTTAATAAATCTTTCATAGAATAGTTTACTAATCTGTATTGAATAATCTAATTTTCTAACTCTGTTATCTTCGGTACCTTTGTTGTTTTTTAAAACAATAATGTCTTCTATTTCCTGGTGCCAAATAGGGAAGTGTACAGTTGCTGAGCCTCCTCTAACACCATTTTGAGTACAGCACTTGACCGTTGCTTCAAATTTTTTGAGAAAAGGAATAACGCCTGTATGTTGGACTTCACCTCCTCTAATTCTTGCATTGATTCCACGTATTCGTCCTGCGTTGATTCCAATACCGGCTCTTTGTGCAACGTAATTTCCAACAGCCATGTCACTAGAGAAGATACTAGGTAAAGTATCGTCTGTATCAACAAGTACACAACTAGCGTACTGCTTAATAGGAGTCCGAACACCAGCCATAACAGGTGTTGGTATATTAATTTTAAAATTGGATATCGAGTCATAATATTTCTTGACATAAGTCATTCTCCTTGCTTTATCGTAATTTTGAAAAAGTGTGGCAGATATCATCATGTACATAAATTGTGGAGTTTCATATATTTCTCCACTTGATCTATCTTGTACTAGATACTTGTCAATCACTTGTCTTAAACCGGCGTATGTAAAGTTGTTATCTCTTTCATGCGTTATCCAGTTTTGCATTCTACTGAAATCTTTTTTATCGTATTTCTTTAAAATGTCGGGATCATATACGCCTAGTTTAACACACTTCTCTACGTGGTCAAAAATAGCTGGGTGATCCCATAGTCTACCAATAACTTGTTTTCTTAAACTAAACAGTAATAGTCTAGCAGCTACGTATTGATAATTTGGATTTGTTAATGATATTAAATCTGAAGCAGACTTAATTAAAATTTGTTGTATATCGTTTGTACTAATACCATCAAAGAATTGTAAACCACTGCTCATTTCAACTTGTGAAGCTGATACACCTTTTATGTCTTCACAGGCGTACTCAACCATTTCATGTATCTTTTCAATGTTTAGTGGTTCTAAACCTCTGTCACCTCTTTTTTCAACTTTTATGTTTATGTCATTTGTCATTTTATTTTCTTCCAGTGGTTAAGTTTAGTAAGAGCACTCAATTGCGAGTATGTGTTCTTGTCTATTATATCTTTAATTTGAAGTTTTGTCAAGCCACTAATTATCATATCATTAATATCTTTTAGTGTTTGGTCTTCAGGCCATATAACGATGTTGAAATCATGTTCAATCATTTTATACATACGATTTATAATTTCTTTGTTTCTTGGCTCGTTGTCAAATATATAGGTTATTTTATTATTAGGCACTTTGTTTTTTAACTGTAAATCGGCGCCAGCAGCTGCGATACAATTGCTGACGAACAAAGAGTCAAATGGACCTTCCACTATATATACATGATTTTGAAAATTTATACGTTCTAAACCAAAAACTTTTTGTTTGTTTTCGTTTAGTTTTATTGTTAAGTATTTAGGATTTTCTTTTCCTAATGCACGTCCTTGAAAAGCAAATAACTCACCAGTTGTATCGTAAAAAGGAATAACAATTCTATGGTGATCATATTGAGTTTTATATGTATTAGGTTTAACTTTGTTTACTAGTTTTTCAAATTCCTCTGCATAATATAACTTGTCATAAAATTCTTCAGGTATCTTTCTCTTATTACAATACTCTTTTGCTATATGATCTTCAGGTAACTCTTTTATTGTTTTTAGTCCTTCTAATATATTAATTTTAAATATAGGTTTTTCAAACTGCCAATCTGGTTTCTTTGTAGATGGTGTTGACCCTTTATATCTTTCTAATAGATACTCTGTATATACTTTAGGGTCTATGAATTTTAAGAAGTTTGCAAAGCTTTGACCTTGACCACAGTTATGACATTTAAAAAACATGTCATTTTTTACTCTATAGAAATATGCTCTTGCTTTACTTTTAGATTTTTGAGAATCACCACAATGAGGACAACGAAAGTTAAACAGATAATCTGTCTTTTGTTTAAACTGTTGTAATCGGCCTGATAGTTGGTTGATGAATTTTAGATCAATATAAGACGACATAGTAAAGATTACTATACACCATTTATATCAAATAGTCAAGCTTAATTGAAAAATGAGAAGTAAGGTAACATACCTTTTTTAGATACCATTAAAACCGTAATAAATTCAACAGCTATGAAAGCACCTATGATAATCCACTTGTACTTTTCTAATAGACTAATTCTACCACGGAATTCGCCTTTTAGTTCAACTAACTCTTCCCTTATATGTTTTTCAGATTCTTCTATTTTATCGGAAAGTTCTTTTTCTATACTTACCGTCTCACTGGCTCTTATCTTTAGTTTAGAGAATATTACATCATCTATCTTTTCCTGATGTTCAATCTTCTCCTCGTGTACGGCCAACATAGATTTAATATGTGTAGAAACATCTGTTAGTTTGTCAATAGCAGTATCAAGTCTATTTTGAATATTATTAACCTGCTTAACATCTTTGGTTAATTCTGCTAATCGTACCTGTATTTCTGTGTTATCACTCATCAACTATATTTATAATAGTTTCTGTTTTACTTGACTTTATATTTTGTGTACATGTCCATAATAAACACCAACATAAAAAAAACTTTATGAAAGTAAACGTTATCCTTTTTACCAGACAGCCTCCTAGATTGTGTAAATTGATACCTTATTGGATTTGCCCTTAACTTGAACCATATCCAATTTCTTCCAATCGTACCTATTTCTTATCATGCTGTAAGTATCGTGACCTACTATTAAAGTTGCTTCATAATTTTTGCTTATGCCTTCTAATCTACTTGCTAGATTTACAGCGTCACCAAGAACAGAATAATCAAACCTTTGTTTAGAACCCATGTTACCTACAACAGCAGGACCAGAGTTTATTCCTATACCTATATTTATATGATTGTCTTCCCCAAAATGTTGCTTATTGTTTAACTCTTTTAATTTAGTAATCATTTGTAGCGCTGAATCAACTGCAAGTGATCTATGATTATGTTGATTTAAAGGAGCATTCCAAAACGCCATGATACAATCTCCCATATACTTATCAATAGTACCACCGTTCTTCATTATTATGTCTGTCATAGGTGTTAGAAAATTATTAATTACTTTTGTAAGACCTTGTGGATTACTTTGATACTTTTCTGAAATGGGAGTAAAACCTCTTATGTCACAGAATAAAAAAGTCATGTCTCTTGTATCACCACCTAGTTTTAATAATTCTGGATTGTTTTGTAATTTCTTAACCATTGCTGGTGCTAGGTAATGTTCAAATTGTTTTTTAATTTGTAGTTTTAATCTATTCTCTCTAGCAAAGTTATTGTATATTAAATGTGTCCATATTATACTTACTATTATTGCAATAGATGAATAGTCTGATAATATTAATTTACTTTGCCACAAATATGTTGAAGCTGCACCTATTGTACCATAAAATATAAACAACATACTAGCAGACCATAGTAAGCCAACTCTAGGCATAATCAATAAAAAAGAAAGTAAAGAAATTAGTAGTACTGCCCACTCCGCTTTAGGCAACCAATCAGGTCTACTAATAAACTTACCTGATAGTAAAGTCTCTGTTGATACTGCCATGATTTCATGTGTGTTCATTAAACCATTAGGTGTTTGTACAAAAGTAGAACCTGTAAATGTGGCGCCTATGAATACTATTTTACCTTTCATAGATGACCAATCTTTATCTGCATAGTTCACTCTAGGTACACTATGTCTAAAATCAATCCATATTTCATCTTGCTTAGGTAATGGAAATTTAATTATCTGCAAAATCTTTCCAGGCACGGAATTATCCAGAGGTATTTTTCGTATAACAGAGTCAACACTTACGTCCACTTCCACGTTAGCGATTGCCAACGCTTTCCTTTCTATACTCTTTAAGTTCTTTGCTGTGTCTGTTTCAGTTAGAATAACTGAATACTTTGAGATCATTTTCAAAAACATTTCATCACCACCTAGCCTGTCTTTGTGTACAAATACTACGTTCAAAAATACTACGGCTGCACCATTTTTATATGCGTTGATAATGGCACGACCTAATTTGTCTCTTTTCCATGGCCATTGTCCTTCTTTAACTAATGCCTCGTCTGATATGTCTAACATTACCAAACTTTTAGATGTATAGTTATCACCTAATTTTTGATACAAATCAAAGGTCTTTAGTTGGAGGGTTTCTAGTGGTGCTGGATTATATAATTTTAATCCTAATAATATTACCACACTTACTATTACCGCCCATACGGAAGTAAATTTAGTCATATAACTATTTAGACTGTATTATTGTGATCTTAGCACCATTAGATCCAGCTACTAAAGCCTGAGTTTCTGTTTCTTGTATTACCATAATATCAAAATTTTCAACAGAGTTGGTAGTAAGATATGTTCTATGATTTTGGAATATTCTATCCATTCTTTTATAACCGTCAGAGCCAGAGTGAACTGAAAAATTTGCTGTATTATCAAAAGTTGAATATCTACCTGTATTTGTTACCGAAGATGAAACACCATTTGTAGTTGTTGTTACCGTTTGAGTTATATCACCTGTCTCATAGTTAATTATTTCACCACTTGCTTTTACTTTAGTGGTAACACCTGTATTATCAACCCATTCTGTACCACAAATGCTATTACTTTTATCCCAATAGTA